AGCAAGGCGACGCTCAATCTTCTCCAACGTCCAACCTCTAGCCAACAGCCGCTCGCGGAGAATGCCTGGGCTAACATCAACTAACCAAACCCGAATTCTAGGAAGAGCACCAATACCACTAAGATACTCGTGAATGGGGTACTGGCCCAAAAGCCACTCCACTGAAGAGTTCTGAAGAGAAGCGGCGAGAAGGTCAAGGCTTCGGGAGGTCTTCAGGATGCCCTGCTTAGACGTTGCATGAATGGCACCCTGGGCGTGTGCAGCTGATATCAACACATCAAAGTCCACACTCCCAGGGGTCCGTTCACAAAAGGTGCTCTTACCTGAACCGTTGGGAGCGTAGACCACATTGAGAACATACTCACGCGAAAAGGAGTGAGGGGAGTTGTATCGCAGTGCCGGCAAGCGGCGACTCAACGACCCGGGACCAACACCCAAAATACGCTGAGCCTCCGGTATTGGCAGGGACCGCATAGTAGACAAGACGCTCTGAATAGCTGGATCCAACTTTCGAAGAAACAAAGGAAGCTGAAGTTTACCAATCGGAATCTCAAACTTGTTGAGTTTGGAAGGAGGGAGTTTCAGCAGAACTGCCTTGATTCCTCCTGCTGCACCAACAAACATGGAATCCAAACCCATCCGGCCCAACACCTCATCTAGGGTGGCCGGACGACGATCCGGAGGTGGAAAAGCACGGTGGGTCTGCAGAAGCCATTGTTCACCAGCATAGACTGGATCTACAAAAGCATCCAAGAGCGGCTTTGAATGGCGATCGGGCCAATGCACCTGAGCAAAAACAATGTGCGCCTCCGCACGCGCTCGAGCGTACAACGAGCTATAGACTTCAGGAGCCAACAGTCGACGGTAGTTTTGCTCATCAAAGGAGATGTTGGGCATTTGCCGACGGCGCCAGGAAAAGAGGGAGTCCAACCCCAGCATATTGGCACACTTGGGCATTGGCTTAGCATCAATGGCCGGCATTGGGGCGGACACCCCCCAGGTGCCCACCCAAAGAGGATGAACCCCAAGTGACCCGTGCCTAAAGGTCCACCATTCCAACAGCTTAACACTTCCATCCGCAAGTTTAACGCGCATCTGGCGACTAATGAACGCCACGGCCCAACGCCTTGCAAGGAGCAAAGGAAGACCACGACAATGAGCATCCCAGAGCGAGTCGGACAAGGATTGGATGATGTTGTCATACCACCTATGAGTGTCCTTGTACCACTGCCCACTTGACAACGCTCCCAAAGTGGCACACAGCGGACGCAAAGGAGCGGTGCGGATACCAACCAAGCGCTGCAGATACTCATGGAAAAGGGAACTGCTGACCTGCTTCTTTGCTTTGATGGTATGACCAACCATCATATGAGCGCAGAGATACAAAAGAGCAGCAGCCCAATGAATCAAAAGTGTGTCCTCATCGTCACCAGTGAAGTTCTTGTCAATCAGAACAAAATCTGCAACCACATAACGACAAAGCCTCATTGCATGCGTCGAGTACGCCCAATGCAACAGAGCATGATCTCGCGCTGTGTCCCGACAACCAGAGAACAGCCCACCAAACACACGATAGGGGGGCAGCACAGGACCAACCGCTATCTTGCACAGGTGCGCCTCTGCCTGCCAAAGAGAGCACCTAACCTTGTCACGCACAACAGAGTAGTCCACAGGGGCCTCCAGCCAAGCCGCCGCCAACTCCACATTTAATGCAAACAAGAGCACCATTTCGTGCTCTTTGTTGAAGTCTGAATAATCGAGGGAAAGCCAACGTTGCGGCAGCGCACAAGTGAACGATTGCTGAACCCAAGCAAACACATCAGAAGGAGCCTGCTTGGCCCGAATCCCATCAATGTTAACATACTTCTCAATGTTGTGAGAGGCATAACTAGCCACTACAAAACACTGATCGTTGGTCGCCCAAAGTGCCCTGTTTTTCTCACCTGGCTCATTCTTGGTGCTACCGCGAGCCACACTCATGGGAGAGGAGGCCAAGACATCAAACGGGGCCGAGTCAGGGAGCTCGCAGAACACCACCTTCTTGTTTGGGCGGTCCTCAGAAGTGAGTTGATGATCCCTGAACATATGATCCACGGCGGACTTGTCAGATGAACTGCCCGAAGGAGCCCAGATCGCCCTTTTGCTCCACCACTCTGAGAGGTCGGAGAGGTCTCCATCAAGTAAGTTGTTGCCAACAACTTGGGGGAGGAGCTCTTGAAGACACAAAATCAAGGAAGGGACGAAGCCAGCCTGATTACAGCGCCAATCCGGAGTAAGAGTATAGTGGACTTGAGGCTCCAGGTGATGAATCAAATAGTCCTGAGACCAGTCGGCATCCACGTCACTACGGGACACTATGTTCAAAAGCTTACGAAGAAGCAGCACCTCCTCCGGTGGGTTGTCGCAATCAAGAAGATAAGGGCACCTTTTGATGAAGACCAACCAAACGGAAAAAACCGACTCCCAATCCCTCAACGGAACTTCGACGACCCCAGAGTTCAGAAAAACCCAGTGGCGCAACGCCCCTGGAATGGCCTCCAAGAAAATGAGAACAGCCGCGACAGCCCACTCATGATGTCCAAAGTTTCGCCGAACAAAGGCAACTTCCCAATCAAGAAGTGGTCGTTGCAGAATGTCCATGAGGTGGCCAAGTGTGAGGGACTCACCAGAACCACGAACGCCAACAGCCCTGGCAAAGCTCACGGAAGTGCAGAGCATATCTGTGACATCACAGAATGGATTCTCGACCACGACGCCAAATAAACTACTAAGAGACGCAGATGGAGGGAGAGCACGGAGACCAATGAGCGAGTAGTCCTCTGCACCCGCCACACCATTGAGAAACAAACACACGAAAGCCGCTGCGGTAGCCCCGCCACTGGCAGCAAGCCTGTTCAACCATTTGAAGGTCGCCTGAAAGACAACGAAGG